ATCCTGCGCGCGCTGTGGTACGCTTCCGCCATCGATTTGAGGGCCTACCATGAAGAAGTCGAAGATGCAAGCCAAGGTCGGCAAGGTAATGCACGAGTTCAAGGGCGGCACGCTGCATTCCGGCAAAGGTGGGCCCGTGGTCAAGAGTCCGAAACAGGCCATCGCCATTGCGATGAGCGAGGGCCGCAAGGCCGCGAGGAAAAAGTAAATGGCTAACCAGCTTGTCGACGGCAACGGCCGTGTCATCCCCGGCGCAATTCTATCGTCTGACGACATCGGCACCTCTGGCGTTGTCGCTGTTGGTACGACCTCCGCGGCCACCGCGGTTCTGTCGGCGACCAAGGACGTGCTGGTGCGACTAGCGTGCTCGCAGGGCCATTGCCATTTTGCAATCGCCGCGACGCCCACCGCGACCATCACTGCCAGCCCGATGCTGGTCAACAATTGGGTCGAATATGTCTACGTCAAGGCCAACGAAAAGCTGGCCTTTATCCGCGACGCCGGGGTGACCGCGGCTACGGTTGCGTGGACGGTCGTCGACTAATGGAGTGCCCGCTCGCCACGCGCGACATCAAGGCCAACCTCAAGGCCCGCGACTGGGCGTTCAAAAACGTCGGCTATGGCCCGGCGAACCCGGGCGACCCCAGCCCGCAGTTTTGGCAAGCCCGGGCGGATGAATGGCAGACGACGGTGGCGCAGGCCAAGGGCATGCGCTGCGGGAACTGCGCTGCGTTTATCCAGACTGCGGAGATGCTTGACTGCATTCTTGACGGCATCGACGACGAGCCCGAGGGCTACGCGGCGAACGTGCTGGACGCGGCTGACCTTGGGTTTTGTGAGCTGTTCGACTTCAAGTGCGCTGGCGACCGGACGTGCTCTGCGTGGCTGGCTGGCGGTCCGATTCACGGCCCCCGGCTAGAGCGCGACCGCGTGCGCAATCAGATTCTGCGAATCCAGTACAAGGCGCCGAAATGACCGGACCGACCCCAGAACAGATCGCGATGCTGGCCGACGCAGGCGTCGAGCTGCCGGACGAGGACGACGCTGGTCGCGAAGACGCGGCCGAGATTGAGGCCAACGAGAAACTTTCCGCGGCCGTTGCGGCTGAGCTCACAGATGCGATTGATTACATCGACAGCGTGGTGTCCCCGGAGCGCGCGAAGGCGACGAGATATTATCGGGGCGAACCGTTTGGCACCGAAGAGGAGGGTCGCAGCGCGCATGTGAGCACCGATGTGCGCGACGTGGTGCTGGGCATGATGCCCAACCTGATGCGCATCTTTACGGGCACCGAGCGCGTGGCCGAGTTTGTCCCCGTGGGCCCGGAGGACATCGCTAGCGCAGAGCAAGCGACCGACGTTGTCCACCAGATTTTCAGCAAGCAGAACCCGGGCTTTTCGATCCTCTACGCGGTGTTCAAGGATGCGCTAGTCCGCAAGACCGGCATCGTTAAGTGGTGGCCCGAGGAACAGATCGACACTAGCGAGTACAGCTATTCGGGGCTATCTGACGCCGAGGTTGCGGTGCTGACGCAGGACCCGGAACTGGCCGTGGTGAGTGTCGCGATGAACGTCGAGGCCAAGGCCGAAAGCCTCGACATGCAGGGCCTCCAGCCGATGGCGCCACCGACGTTCGATGTGGTCCTGCGCCGGGTTAAGCGCCAACTCAAGTACCGCGTCGCCGCGGTGCCGCCGGAGGAGTTTTTGGTAGACCGGCGCGCGAGAGACCTCGACAGCGCAAGCCTAGTGGCGCACCGGCAGGTGCTCACCGTCAGCGACCTCGTGGCGATGGGCTACGACCAGAAACTGGTCGAGGAAAACTCCAGCGAGGACGACGACCTCGAAACGAACGAGGAGCGCACCGAGCGCAATCCTTTCCTGTCGATTTACAAGGCGGACCGATCTGACGCCCCGAGCCGCAAGGTGCTCTACATCGAGAGCTACCTGCGCTATGACCGCGACGGCGATGGTGTCGCCGAGCTGGTGAAGGTTTGCACCATCGGCAGCGCGTACAAGGTCGTGGCAGCGGAGGGATGCGACGAGGTCCCGTTCGCGGTTTTTACGCCGGACCCCGAGCCGCATCTTGTCATCGGTTTGAGCGAGGCCGACAAGGTCCTCGACATTCAGGAGACTAAGTCCGAAGTGATGCGCGACATCCTCGACAGTCTTGCGCAGTCCATCCACCCCCGGACGGCCATTGTCGAAGGGCAGGTCAACCTCGACGACGTGTTGAACAACGAAACCGGGGCCATCATCCGCATGCGCGCGCCGGGCATGGTCCAGCCTTTCTCGCAGCCTTTTGTTGGGCAGGCGGCGTTACCGGTGGTCGAATACCTCGACATGGTCAAGGAGACGCGCACGGGCATCAGCAAGGCCTCGCAGGGCCTCAACGCGGACGCGCTCCAGAGCAGCACCAGAGCGGCCGTGGCGGCCACCATAAGCGCTGCGCAGGGCCGCATAGAGCTGGTGGCCCGGGTGTTTGCCGAGACTGGGCTCAAGCGCATGTTCCGCGGCCTGCTCCGCATGCTGACCAAGCACCAGAGCCAGCCGATGATCGTGCGCCTGCGGGGCAAGTTTGTGCCCATCGACCCGCGAGTCTGGAATGCGGATATGGATGTCGATGTGAACGTGGCGCTGAGTGCTAGCAGCAATGAAGAGCGCATGGCAATGCTTACGCAGATTGCGGCGAAGCAGGAGCAGATCCTGCAAACGCTGGGTCCGGCGAATCCGCTGGTCACCGTGCAGCAGTACCGGAACACGCTGGCCAAAGTGGTCGAGCTGTCCGGATTCCGTGATGCGTCGCAGTTTGTGAGCGAAGTTTCGGCCGACTACCAGCCGCCTGAGCCCACCCCGCCGGGCCCGACGCCGGAGCAGATATTGGCGCAGGTGCAGGCGCAGTCGATCCACGCAGACATCGCCAAAAAAGCGGCCGAGCTCCAGCTCAAAAAGGAAGAATCGCTGCGGGCCGACGACCGCGAGCGAGACAAGCTCGACGCAGACATCTCGCTGCGCGCCGCCGAAATCCAAGCGAGGTACGGCGCGCAGGTCAACGTCGCGCAGATCCGCGCGCTGGTCGAGCGCGAGCGCGAACAGTCCCGGCAACAGACAGCGATGCAGCAGGCCGTCGCGCCTCAAATGCCACAACAGCTCCCGATGATGTGAGAACCCGATGACCCGGTCCGAAGAAGTCGAATATGGCGCCCGAGCCCAGCAGTTGCTGGACGACCCGGTGCTGCAGAAAGTGCTGGCCGACCTCGAGGCCCAGTACGTCGAGAGCTGGCGCAAAACCCCGCCAGAGGACGCACAAGGCCGCGAGATGCTCTACAGGGCCATCACCTGCCTTGACCACGTCAGAACCCACCTAAACGTAGTGGCGCAGTCTGGGCGCCTCACGTTGGCCCATATGGAGCGCCTAAAAGGGCGCAAGGAGTAAACGATGAGCAGCACGCCAGAGAGCACTGCGGATGTTAACAGCGGCAGCCTACAAGCCGCAGAAGCCGCTTTCGAGAGTTTATTGGCCGGCGAACAGCCGGAGACCCAAGAGGCTTCCGAAAGCACGCAGGCGCCGGATTATTCCGACGCCGGTTACGACGCGCCGGAAGACGTGTCGGAGCCGCTCCGCGATGATGATGAATCGGAGGCAGAGCAAGACCCGGTGCCGGTCTACACCATTAAGGTTAATGGTCAAGAGATCGAGGTCCCGCTTAATGAGCTGATCAACGGTTATTCAAGGACCGCGGACTACACCCGTAAGACCCAAGAGCTCGCCGAGGCACGCAAAGCAGCGCTCGCCGAGTTCGATCAGGTCCGGACGGAGCGCGCACAATACGCGCACCTGCTCAACGCACTACAGCAGCAGGTCGAGGCCAACACGCCCGCGGAACCCGACTGGGACCGGCTTCGCGCCGACGACCCTATCGAGTACAGCGTGCAATGGGCCGAGAAACAGCGACGGCAGCAGCAGCTCTATTCGATCCAGCAGGAACAGACCCGGCTGGCTGAGATTGCCCAATTTGAGCAAGCCCAGCACATGCAGTCTGTCTTGATGCAGGAGCGAGAGGCGCTTCTCAACGTAGTCCCTGAGTGGAAGAACCCGGAGACCGCGAAACAGGAGCGCGATGCGTTGCTGACGTATGGCCAGCAGAACGGCTTCCACGCCGATGAGCTGAAGAGTCTGGTGGACCACCGTTCGGTGGCCATCTTGCGCAAAGCCATGCTGTTCGACCAACTGCAAAACCGAGCCGGACAGGTGAAGCCGGTGCAGCGCCAAGCTGCGCCCGTGCTGCGCCCCGGGGCGGCGAATACCGTGCCGAAGTCGGTGAGCGATTTGACGCGCGCGAAACAGCGTCTTGCAAAAACTGGGAGCGTCCGCGATGCCGCGAGCGCTTTTGAAGCTCTACTTTCGAGGTAATTAAAATGGCTATCGTCACGAATGCTTTTCCGACCTACACCGCCAAGGGGAACCGCGAGGACCTCTCGGACATGATCTACAACATTGACCCGACCGACACCCCGTTCGTTACGGCTGTCGGTCGCCGCAATGTCTCCAACGTGACTTTCGATTGGCAGACTGAAAACCTGCCCGCCGTCTCCACCACGGCCGAGCTGGAAGGTTTTGAATTGAGCCGCAGCGCCGCCACCGCTACCGTTCGCGCCTCTAACATCTGCCAGATCCAGAAGCGCGACGCTACCGTCACCGGCTCGCAGCAGTCGATGAACAGCGCCGGCCGCAACAGCGAAATGGCGCACCAGATGGCGCTCTCAAGCAAAGCGCTCAAGCGCGACATGGAGAAGTCCCTGCTTGCAAATCAGGCGTCTAACTCCGGCAACACGACCACGGCCCGCCTCACGCGCGCGATTGAATCGTGGCTGTCGACCAACGCTAGCCGCGGCGTCGGTGGTGCCAGCGGGTCCACCTCCACGGCCGCGACGGACGGCACCCAGCGTGCGCTGGACGAGACGCTGCTCAAAGGCAATTTGCAGACCTGCTACATCAACGGCGCGGAGCCCACGCTGCTGATGGTTGGCCCGGTCAACAAGATGAAGGTCTCGGCATTTACCGGCCGCAGCACTTCGCAGCAGGTTGTGTCCCCGAGCACCATCTTGCAGTCCGCGACGATTTACGCTTCCGACTTTGGTGACCTCAAAGTGGTCCCCAACCGCTGGCAGCGTGAGCGCACCGCGTTTTTGCTCGACCCGAGCTACGCGGCGGTGGGCTACTTCCGCAACTTCCAGCGCACCCCGATTGCTAAAATCGGCGACGCGGAAACGGAAATGATCGTGGTGGAGTACGGTCTCGAAATGCGCAACGAAGCGGCGCACGGTGTGATCGCGGACCTGACCACGACCTAAGACTGGTGATGGCAAGGGGGCGGCAACGCCCCCGAGCCTTTATGGGGGGCACATGAAAACGGTACTCGAAACGACAGCGACAACCGCAAAAACGCTGGTCAGCGACGCGCACGAGGACGGCCGCGTGGTCCACGTTTCGCAGCAGGATGTAGCGCCGATCATCGACTTCGCGCGAGCTCGTCAGGACCACGGTAAATGGGATTCTGAGATGAAACCCGTGGCCGAAATCCCGATGGTGATCGTCGAGCAGATGATGCGCGACGGTAGCTGGAACGACCCGGCCGCGGTGAAGCGCTGGTTAAATGACCCGCAAAACGACTGCTTCCGGATTTGGCGGGGCCGCGTGTGATCACCAACTACGCGACCCTTAAAGCCGCGGTAGCGGACTGGCTTAACCGGACCGACCTCACCGATCAGATCCCGACGTTTATCCAGCTCGCCGAAGCCGGACTAAACCGCGACATGCGAATCCGCCCAATGGTCGTCCGCGCGGACGCCACAATCGACTCGCAGTACACCACGCTGCCGCTCGATTACCTCGAGATGACGACGCTGTACCTGCGCACCAGCCCGGTCACTAAGCTGCAATTCCTGACGCAGGAAGAGATGCAGCTCAAAAAGAGCCAAGGTTACCCGACCAGCGGCACGCCCCGATATTTTTCTGTCGTCGGCGCCTCGATGGAGGTGCTGCCGGCGCCAGACTCCGCGCAGACCGCGGAGATGATCTACTACGGCAAAACGCCGACCCTATCCGAGTCCAACACGAC